TTGGTCTGTATAGGGGTTAGTCATCTAAGCCAGGATAAAAGTTATCATTCTTTTCATTATAACCATAGAAACTTCCATCTTTCTCTTTTGCTTCAAACAATCCCAATACATAGTTGTCTGCAACGTCTTCTGCATAAGATTCACTATGGTTATGAACCTGTCTAGTTTCTATTATTACGTTGTCTTTTGCTAAATCTACTTCAAAACCTTCTGAAGTTAGTCGGACTGTTGCAGTCCTGTTTTCATTTCTGTATTCGTGTATCACTTGACTCATAATTATCTCCTTATATTTAGTCTACCAAAAAAAGTTTCCGCCGTCTGATAGACCTAACTGTTTCGCATAATGTGGTAATCTACATGCCCAATATGATGCAGTAGTTTTATCTTTTTGTTGTGAACACTTATGTCGTGCAGCGAAGGATTTTCTTGCTTTCTCGTTTCCGAGTTTCACTTTGAGACCTGTAGTGTCTCCCCATGTGACTTTTTTAATCTTTTTAGTTTGTGGGTCTCTAACATATACATAGTATTTCTTAGGGCCACCTGCTTTTGGTTTGTTGAGTTCGGGTTCTTCTTCTTCGTTTATAAACTCGTATTGTGGACAATCTAGTGGAACTAATTCTCCCTCATACACTTCGAACTCACCAATATCTGTTTCCATTATATTCTTATCAACTTCAGTAAGTCTGTATCGGTCTTCTTTGATAAGGTTTCTTGCTTCATTAATACATTCAAAATACATCATAGAACCTAAACGAAATGGATTGTCTAGTAGATTGGTTTTTTCTTTTTGAAGTGTATCGAGTGTTTCGTTGATTGCAATTTGAGAAAATGTTTTCTTTGAATCGTGATATGATTTTTGATTCTCTTTTACGTATTTCTCAACTGATTGACCAGGCGTATCTTCTTGATAAGCCTTTCTTGTTTCGTCTGTTCCCTGTTCGTGAACTCCGTTGTCGTGTTTATTTCCTGCCACTTGGAAGTATCCCCTTCTCTTTCAATTTTCTAAGTCTTGGTTCTGTTCTATTGTATTTTTGTGATACAATTGATAAGTTAGACTTGTCATTATTCATAGGATTGTTGTCCTTATGGTGAACGTCCTTTCCTTTTATATCTTTTCTGTCCTTTAGACTTCTTCGTGCTTCATTTCTTTTTGCACGTCTTTTAACTTGTTCGGGTTTTGAGTGATAATTCTCATACTCTTTTTTGTAATCTCTTTCTTCGTTTTGTTTCTCTGCAGCTTTTCTATCTGCATCACGTTTTGCTTGAATTTGTTTATTTGCAACTTCTTTTTCTTTCTGTTGGTTGACTTTGTCTGTTTCTCTTTCGTGTCTATCTTGTAGTGCTTCTAACTCTTGTAATTGTTTTGCCTTTAATCTTTCTAGTTCTTCAGTTTGTTTTGCTTTTAGATTTGCAGCGTCAACTGCAGCGTCTTCTTGTATGTTGTCACCAAACTTAAGGAAGAGTTTATGTTTCTCCTGTTTCTTATCAGTGACTTTCATTCCAACATAAGAACCTAACTGATTAATCATTCCTAAACCTTTTTCAGAGTTCTTTTCATATTCCTTTTCAATCAACTTTTTGATATTTTTAAATATGAAATCTAAGATACTTCTGTAATCAGTGACAAGTTTACCTTCTTCTACTGATTCGGGAACACAATCGGGAACCATTTTATCCCCTTTCTTTTTCATTCCAACTTGTTTGTATCCGTCCCAACACTCGTCTTGTTCACCCATAACCAAACCACTTAACTGTTGAACTAAAACTGTTAGTTGTGAAGTGTTCATTGTTGATAATGTTTCTAATTGTTTCTTAGTTAATCCTTTAATCTTTTTGAGTTGTTTTCTGATATCAACTCCTTCTTCTATTGACTCTGATTTACCCGAAACTTTCTTTGCAAGGTCTTGGTCTGCACCACCCCATGTTCCTTTTGATTTAGTCACAAAAGAATTAACACGTGCATGTCCCCATTGTTCGGGTGTAGTTCCTGGCCTATGTCCACCTTTCCAAGCTGCAACTCCACGTTTGTAGACTTGTTTTAGAATACCAACTGGCATTCCACTCTTGTCTGCTTTCTTTTGTAAAGATTTATCAGCTGCACCTTCTCCAAACATTTTCTTATACTTCTTAGTATGTTGTGAAGGTTTAGTATCTGCTTTTGAATCGCCAGGTGCTGGTTTGAATGCGTCTTCACCTTCTTTATCTTTATTATTCTTAAAGTGGTCTGCACGTTTATCTTTTGTGGACTGGGACATTTCGTCTCCGTCTGCGTCTTTAGCATAATACTTCTTAGGTTGAGAACCTTTCTTGCCTTCAACTTCTTTGTCTTGTTGGGTCTTACGTAATTTTTCTCTAAGTTCTTCTAACATAATACTATTTATGTTCTTTTAAACCTGTATGTCGGAATGATTTATACATCAATTCTTTCTCTTTCCATTGTAATGCAAGTTTGTTTTTGGGGAATGAAGTAGACCAACCTAGTAGTTTACTGTATAGTGAATTTGCTTTTTTGTCAAGTGTTGCAAGGTCATCATCATTCTTAATCTCTACAAAGTCTCTACCAAAAATTGATTTATATTCCTTTGCATTCTTTTGTGCAGCGTCCCAGTCACCTTTTACAATTTTGGGTGGTAGTTTTCTAGACCTTAAGTCATTTCTTTTTTGTGCATTGTCTAGACTTGCATTAACAAATATCATTTTGTATTCATATCCTAATGTGTCTAACATTTTTTTGTAGTTCTTAATCTTACCCGACTTTGCACTTGTAGTGTCAAAGATAAGACCTAGTCTTCCTTCGATATATGAGTCTAAGTTTTTACCTGTAATACTTTTTGCTTTTGCACGGATAGGGTCTACTTTATCAAAGTCTGCACCTCTAAGGTCAAGTGACATTCCTGCTTTCTTTAGTCCGTTCTCAAATGCTTTATCAGTGTTGACCATTTTTAAACCAAGTGCAGTCAAAGCTAATTTCTTTACAACTGCAGATTTACCACTGCCTGGGCCACCACTTAGGAAAACTGCTTTAAAGGTGCCTGGGTCATAGACTCCTTCTTGTATCAAATCTTCTACCATGTAGTGTGGTAGTGTTCCTTCTGCAATACCCATTCCTTTACGGATATCGTTATAAAGTTTCTGAACTAATCCTTTATTCTTTGTTGGAACACCTAATTTGAAATTGTCAAAGTCTCCTTGTTCTGCATATCCTCTGAGTTTACTTGCAGACATTCCACTGACATCATCTGCATCAGGGTCTCTCTCTCCAGCAGATACTATATTGATTTCGTCAAACTTATAGAATCCGTGACGTGCTTTAACACCATTGTATTTGTTTAGTAGTGTTTCAAACTCTTTTACTCTGTCTGACCCAACAACCATTGAGACTCTTTTATATTTCTTCTTATGTAATTCTGTTGCAATCTCAAATACTGTTCTTGCATTTACGTCTGCAACAATCTTCCCAAAGAATTTTCTTAGATACGATATCTTGTCTCGGTGTGATAGTGGATTTTTAACCTTGTCATTTGAATGTGAAGTGAATAACAGAACGTCATCACCACCCGATTGTTTTTTAAGTTTGTCTACTAACTTTCCATGACCTGTTGTAGGTGGATTGAATCTACCAAAAGTAAACACTACACCCTTATCTTTAGCTTCTGTTAGAAATGCATTGAATGATTTCATTACTTATCCCACGATTTTTGTGCAGTGAAGTTATTGAATGCAAACTCCATTCTATCTACAAGTTTAACTGCACTTCCTGTTTTATCTATTGCAACGTATCCTTCGGGGTTAACTACCTCGAAACCATTTGCAGTCTTTTTGAAAGTTCCTATACTCTTTACTCTATTTAGTGCATTTATGATAAGTTGTTTTGCAACTACTAGGTGTCCCATAAAGGAAGTTAGATTAGTTATCATGTTCTTTAAACTTCTGAGTTCGTTATAAAGTTGTTCACCAATCTCTTGTTTGATTTGTTTGGTCTTTTCCATTTTGACCTTTGCAACCACCTTATCTCTCCAGTAGCTTTCGAAGTGTTCCATATATCCTTTGTATGTTGGATTGAAACTACCACCTCTGATAAGTGTATTACAATATGTTTTGTAAGATGCACCAGCACCTTTCTTTCCAATCTCTTCCTGTATTTTTTGAAACTTATCTAAATCTTTCTTTTTGATTCCATGGAAGGCTTTACCTGTTTTGGATAGTTCTTGTGTAAGTGTAAGTGTTTCTTTTGCAGTCATTGAACCTTTACCACTGACATCTTTATATGTTGCATCGTCAATCCAAACATCTTTACTGTTTCCTAGTTTAGATATATTTGCACCAAAACTTGCACCTAAGTCTTCTATTGTAGAACCAGTGTATGTGGTATGAAACACAATACCCATTTTAGAGTTTGCAATCTCTTTACCTAAATCTGAATTAATATCTACTGCATACATGATTGTATTTGGTTGGAATGTGACGAATGATTTTCCGTCAATCTTTTGCATTTTCTTATCATTGGTATACATTAAATCACCTTGCATGATTGTATTCCAAGATAGTTTAGATAAACATTGAAATGAAGTTAAGAACTTTTCTTTTAATGCACCACTTAATTCGTCTGCATTTTTAATTTCATGTTCTGAAGTGTAAAACTTAGGTTCTTTATTGAATAGAGATTTCTTTGCAACAAAGAATTGATTAGTTTCGGGGTGTTGACCACAGAAAATAGCAGGAGCTCCGTCCCACTTAACAGTCATGTTAACACTTGAATTAGAGTTTCCTTTTAACATGTCTCTAAGACCCTGTAAAAAGTTTATAGCACCACGTCCACCATCAATCCCTTGATTGATAATCTCGTCTTCTAAGTGTTCTAAATGTAGATTTTTTGCACCCATAATAGTAATTATACCACATTCTTGGTGGTATTACTACTATTTATGGTATTTTTTTGTTTATTAACTTGGGTCGACTTGGTCAACGTCACCAGCTGCTATTCCTGCGTCGATATCGTCCATGTCTGATTGATATGCAGTTAATTCAGCATCTATATCTGTAATAGCTTTGTCTGAATCTGTTTTATTTGACATACCTTTTGCATGTTCTTGGAAATAGAATTGTTGCCAATCGTCATGTGTCCAATTACTTCCGTCAAAATCTGCTGGATTCCAATCTGCAGTTGCAGTTATTGAAGAATTTGCAGTCTTCCATTCAGTTAACCAACCAACAAGTCCAGCACCTGTCCATGCAGATTTACTACCACGTGCAGTATGGTCTGTTCCGTTAGGTTGATTAATGACTTGATATTCTTGACTTACACCCTTTAACCAATTCTTTTTACTCGTTAATTGTGCAATTGAGGATACTAAGTCTGCTCTTGCTGTTTCTCTTGACATAAATTCTCCGTGATTTACTATAGTGTATGTAATCTATGTTATTATTTAGGATTTTGCAAGTGGTGAGGAAGACAATTTTGATTCTATTTTTGATATTTTTTTGTTTATTTTATCAATTTCTTTAGAATCTTTAGACACACGTGCATCTCTCAATTGTTTCTTGAGTTCAATTTTTTCGGTTATCTTTGATATAACCTCTGAACTTTTTATCACTTTCTTCATAGAACCATCTAGTATAACATTATTTAGGTGGTCTGTAAAGGGGGTTTTTATTTGAAGTCGTTAAAATCTCTCTTCTGTCCATCATTCCTTCCTCTATCAAATACAGGAACATCATCATTGTAGGTAGAATCATTCTCAAATAGTTCTTCTTGTGCTTCTTGTTCACAATCATAGAGTTTCATTCTACTTCTATCAATACCGATTACAAACCTTTTAAAGATTGTGGGGTCATTATATCGATTCTTCAACTGTTTCACTACGAGTTGGTCTAGTTCTTCTAGTTCGTCACTGGTAATCAGTGCAAACATTAAGTCTGCAGTCGCAGGTAGACCAAAACTTTCCGAAGTGTCTTCGAGTCCAATATCAGTGGAACCATAACCACTTCGGGTTGTTTGGGTTGCACTTACTAATGGAACGTCAAATTCCACTGCAAGTCCTCTAAGTTCTTCTGCAATACTCTTTACAAGTGTATAAGAGTTTGCACCAGCACCTGGCCTCACTCTATGTGAAGCACATAT